TTGTAGTTCAAAATATGCTAAAGGTCCTAATGGTTTTTTATAATAATTATTAAAAAAGAAAGATAGTGAAAAAAGTTTAACAATACTGTACCCTACATATTCCCTATCTGATATTATTTCTATTCCATCAGTTAAAAATTCTTTTGAATTAAGTTCAGGAATACATTTTTGTGTATAAATAGCACATGAATCAAGAAACTTTATCCATTTTTGTATTATATCATCGTAGTCTATAAGAAACTTAGTTACTTCTTGTTCTGAAAAGTAAGGATTGGGATACGCATCCTCTATATTGTAACCCTTAGCTTTAAATATAACTAAAGATGCTGCTATATTTAATATTGGAACATCTATAATAAGTGGTAATGTCATATATTGGTTTAATAAATTTGATCTTTCTTCAAAAGAAAAAGTATCAGATAAAATTATATCACAAGGAACTCCAAGATTAGAAAGATAAACAAGTAATTTTTTCTCTTGAAGAACACTATCAGTATAGTTAATATGAAAATTTAAACTTTTGTCAGTAAAATATTTTTTTAAATCATCTAACTGAATAGGAGCTGTACAAGAGATAACTTTATCATTATCAACAGTAGGAATAGATAGCATTAACGTCTCCCACGTGAGGAGTGACAGGAAGAGTGGCATGAAGAATGACAATAGATTTCCTGTACATCCACTACATTATCTTTTAAAGAACTCCATTGACTATAAAGAGCAGCTGTAAACTCATTATAATTAGAAGCATCAACGACTGCATCACTCTCAACATCGTCATCAGCAGCTAAATCAGATAAAGTATTACTTTGTTCAAATGAATTAGCAAGAAGATGAGTTACTTGAGTTTCATCTACTACTGGAGTAGAAGTTGAATTATTTTCAAAAACTTGTAATCTAACTTTTCGAATTGAAGTCCAAATAGATGTATAGTTAACTAAAACTGTAGCAAGTTGAGCTGCTGTTATAATCGAATCTGTAATTTTATCAACACCAGGCTCACCTAAAACCCCAGTTCCTACTGATAAAGCAGATATACCACCTGGAGGACTAGCTGTAGTAATAGCTCCTGGAGTAGCACTAGACATAGTTTGTGTAGTACCATCATCAGGTCTATTACCTGTATCCCAGACAATTGCACTTTGAATTTGAGTTTTTACGTTAGCAAGAAAACTTTGTCGCATACGTTCTTTGGTAACTGTTTTACCTAAGCCAGCTCCATCAGCCATTTTTTTCTCCTATGCTACTAATTGATTAGTAGTTTCTTTTAAATTGATCATCAAACTCCGAGCTGATCCACATTGATTACCTTCCCACTGTAATTGATGGCAATCACCGCCACAATAAATAAATACAGGGCATTCATAACAACGAGGGTCACGAGAGAGTTCACACGAAATAATATGTTGTCTTTTTGGATTCTGTAATAATTTTACAATATTTTCATCTATATGTCCATAAAAATCTTCTGGTGCTGAGTTCGGACACCCACCAATTGTTCCGTCAGCATTAATGGTAAAAATTTTCTGTTCACAGTCTCTACAAAATGTTGCTTCCCGTGTACCATGAGTAAATTTACGCAAGATAGAATTAAGAAATACATTATCAAACCATTCCTGAGCTTTATAAGTTATAGTATCTTCGTATAACTGAACAAACCAATTATCTAAGTCTTTATTAGAAGGAAGGATACTATTATTCTGACGAGCACTTCCATTAATTGTTATCCGTTCTAAATGTAGGGCATCAATTTTCAATGAATGAGCAAACTGTAAAATTTCAATAGGTCTTTTTTCTATAACATCCTTACTAAGAGAAATAAATAAAGAAACATAATTATTAGGATTACTCGTTAAAATGTTAATATTTTTAAACCATAAATCAAATTGTTGAGAATTAGCGAAACGAATTGATGGGTCCCAGCTAGTCCCGATTTGTCCTTTTAGAGCTGTTTCAATAAATTCTAATTTAGCATCATCTAAGGTAAATACTAAATTTGTGCAAACACCATAAGAAGAATTAGTCCACAGATCACAAGTGCTTCTCCAAACACTCCACATATCATCAAGAGGAGCCAAAAACGGCTCTCCTCCATGAAATTCAACATGAATATCCTTGATTTCTGGAATACCATTTTTTAATCTCCTAAACCAATCTATAGTTTTATCAACATCAAAATAGATTTTTCTTCCTAAACTACCCGAAGTAAAACAATGAGAACAGTCTAACTGACAAGTCTCTGTTGTTTTAAGATAAATCATTGCGCTTTTCATAATTTATCTACAGCGTCCGTAACCTCGGGAAATTCCTCCTTTAAAATATCCCAACATTTTTTAGCAATCTTAATATGTTCTAGTTGGGTTCCATGTCCCATTCTAAGTTGACAATAATGAATCCAAGAACGTAAATTTCCTGACATATATAATTTACTTTCTATTAACCCTTCGGGAAGAACTGCACGAGCTTGTTCTTTAGCAATACCATTTTTTATTGCCCAAGTATAAGTGTCCATAGCAGAAGAAACTACATTTAATTGTTCCTGTTTCCAAGCATGATGTAAATCTGAATCTGTATCAAGTTCGATTGAATTTTGTCTATTTGTTGGATCTTGTAAGCGAGCTTCTCTATCCACAAATTTTAACTCTTTTGTTGGGTCTGCATAACGCTGAGAAAACTCTTGAAAAGCAAAGGAGCGATGACGTAATATCTGTCTAGCAATATCTCTCGTAGTTTCAATTTCTATCGTAAGATGTACCATCTCAAAAGGACTCCAATGTCCTTCACGAATCATATAACTTAAAAGTTTCGAACTCGTGGTAAAATTCTTTTGGTTTTTTGGATTAGATACTCTTGCACAATAAGAAACTATATCTTCGGTAGTTTCTCCATAGTCTTGATTTATAGGCTTAGTAATCCCAACTAATTTAACTTTCATTTATTTTATCTTCTATATCCTTAACTAAATCGTTTAAATACCATTGAGCCTTTTGTAAGTCTTGAAGTTGAAGATTTAGATCAGTACTTTTTAAATTATACCGACTAATATATTTAACAACATTAGCTTGGTTCCAATTCATCTCCCACGATTTTATATATTGAGTAGTTTCAATGCCTTTATTATAGTGAGGAGGGTGATTAACTAAATCCTTCATTATTTTGTTCCTTGTGGTGTGATTATAATATTATCTATCAGTTTTACTTCTCCCCAAATGGCAGTAACTGTAATTATTGCTTCTCTGTCTAATAAATCCAAATCTTTTAAAGTTTCAGCGCAACAAATGTTAATAGATTTTACTTTCCCATTTGCGTTAGTTAAACGATTTGTAATATGCTCTTTAATTTTAAAAATAGAAGGATAAGTCGACCACCGAGAAACTTCATGTAAAGTTTGATAAATAGAAGTAGCGTCCTGACGTTCTGATGGAGTTAAAGATCTGTTACGAGAACTACAAGCAAGACCATCCAACTCTCTACTAATAGGAGCCATTATTACTTTGATTGGAAGAGCCAAATTATTAATAATAGATTTAACTACAGTATTTTGATATATATCTTTTTGTCCTAATATAGTTATATCGGGTTCTTCTACTTTTAATATTTGGGGCCACATCTTTAGAATTTCTAAATACACAGAAGGAGTAGTGCTCGGCTGAAGAAGTGTTAATTGTCTAAAAGCGGGAATAGAAATATCTAAGGAAGTTTCATAATCCCATGAATTATCTGGAAAATGACAAAGTATATCTACTCCATGTGATTGACAAAGTTCAATATCTGATATAAGCTCAATTTGTTTATAGTATTGTAAGAATGTTTCATACGTTTCAAAATAATGTAAATATTCGACAGTGTGAGCAATACTTACTATTACAATATCTGCATTATCCTTAGCAATTTTTACTAAAGACATATGACCTTCATGTAAATATCCACCAGTATCTACAGAAGCTGTAATTTTGCCATCATTTTTTAATTGCTGAGAATATTCTCGCATTTCGGAAATTGATTCTATAATTTTCATAGGTCTATTATTATATTATCCCCGACTTCTGTTTGGCCTCCCCAAATTGCATTAACTATAACTAATGCTTTTCTATCTAAAACGTCTAAATTTTTGAGAGTATTAAAGCAACAAATTTGTATATAATCTATTTCTCCATTAGCTTGATTTATACGTTTTGTAATGTGTTCTTTAATCTCTGCTACAGGTGGATAGACAGACCATCTCGATATTTCGTGCAAAGTTTGATAAACAGAAGTCGCTTCCTGACGTTGTGAAGGACTTAAAAGTCTATTACGAGAACTACAAGCTAACCCATCAGGCTCTCGAATAATAGGAGCTATGATAGGTTTAATAGGAAAATTAAAATCTTTAATCATAGATATCACTGACATCGTTTGGTGAATATCTTTTTGACCAAATACACAAACGTCGGGCATCGAAATATTAAATTCTTTAATATAAGATAGCATATGATCAGAAGCTATAACTGATTCTTGATATTGAGGAATGACACTTTTAACAAAGGGGTTAGATAAATTTATTTTAGTTACTGTATCCCCATACATATCCGACATTGATGGAACGAAAAACACATCTACACCATGTTTTTTACATAAGTCAATATCTTCGTCTAAATCAGCCTCAAATTCTTTATAATATTTATCATATAATTCAGAATCCATAGTAAAAAATTCTATTGGATGATCTAACATTACTATAACAACATCTGCATTGTCTTTAGCAATATTTATTAAATGCACGTGTCCATCATGTAAAACTCCACCAGTATTGAGAGATGCAATAGTCTTTCCATCACGTTTTAATTGTTTACAATGCTCATGCATTTCGGGAATTGATTTAATTATTTTCATTTTGGTTTTATTATAATGTTGTCGCCTAAATCATATTCTCCATGTTCTCCAAATAATGCATTAACTATAATTATTGCATTTTTATCAAATACGATTAAATCTTTTAACGTTTCTGCGCAACAGACATCTACATTACAATACTCCGATTTTACATGATGAGTGACATATGATTTAAGATAATTTATTGGTTCAATCTCAGACCAAGTAGATATTTCTTGTAAGACTTGGTATATAGAAAGAGCTTTTTGTCGTTCAGATGGAGTTAAGTAAGCATTACGAGAATTATAAGCAAGACCATCGGAATCTCTAATAATTGGGGCCATCATTACCTTTATAGGTAAACCTAACTGTTTTATAAGATATTGTAACCCGTAAGCTTGGTAGGCATCCTTTTGTCCTACTACAGTTATATCGGGAGTTACAATTTTAAATACTGGAAAATATGTCCAAAGAACATGCAACATATTACGAAAATTATTAGTATCAAATGTCTTACGATATTTCATGAAATCATATACTTTTTCGCACATTTCTACAGGAATGCTCAATTCATCTACATATAATTGGCTCATAGATGGGTAAAAAAAGACATCTACTCCATTTGATTTTGATAATTCAATATCTCTTGGAAGTCCTTCAGGTATTTGCCTATATTGTAACACATCTCTCTCATATTTTTCGGTAGATTTTACTTTATAATCTACACTATGACCCGCATTTAATATAACAACATCACCGTTTTCTTTAGCAATTTTTACTAAAGACATATGACCTTCATGTAGCTCTGCATCTGTATCTACAGACGCTATTATTTTGCCTTCACGTTTTAGTTGTTGAGAATACTCTCTCATTTCTTCTATTGATTCTATAATTTTCATGGTTCTATTATAATATTATCGGTCAGATAAATATCTTTAAAAAATGCATTAATTATGATTAACATCTTTCTATCGAATACGGTTAAATCTTTTAATGTTTCAGCACAAACTACATCTACCATACAAATATCGGCCTTTACATGATGAGTAATATACGATTTAATATAATTTATTGGTTCAATCTCCTCCCAAGAAGCTATTTCTTGTAAGACTTGATACATAGAAAGAGCTCTCTGCCGTTCAGAGGAAGTTAAAAGAGTATTACGAGAACTGCAAGCAAGACCATCCGAATCTCTTAAAATAGGAACTGTAATGATCTTTATAAGAAGATTTAACTGTTTAATAAGAGATTTTAGCCCAAAATTTTGGTATGCATCTTTTTGTCCTACTACAGTTATATCCGGCGTTACAACCTTAAATATCGGAAAAAATGTTGAAAGAGTGTGTATCATATTACTAAAGTAATCAGTGTTAAGTGTCTCACGATGTTTCATAGAATTATATACATTCTCGCACATTTCTAAGGGGATAATCAAATCATCTACATATAATTGATTCTCTGGTAAATAACAAAATACATCGACTCCATGTAATTTTGATAATTCAATATCTCTTGAAAGTCCATTGATATGGTGTCTATATTGAAATTTCTTTTTTTTATACTCTTCCCCAGTCATTTCTTTATAATCTACACTATGACCCGAACTTAGTACCACCACATCAGCATTTTCTTTAGCAATTTTTACTAAAGACATATGCCCGTCATGTAAGTCTGCGTCTGTATCTACAGACGCTATAGTTTTACCATCACGTTTACATTGTTGAGAATATTCTCGCATTTCCTCAACTGATTCTATAATTTTCATGGTTCTATTATAATATTATCAGACAGATAAACATCCCTAAAAAATGCGTTAATTACAACTAACATCTTTCTATCAAATACGACTAAGTCTTTTAATGTTTCAGTACAAACTACATCTACCATACAAATATCTGCTTTTACATGATGCATAATATACGATTTAAAATAACTTATTGGCTCAATCTCCTTCCAAGAAGCTATTTCTTGTAAAACTTGATATATAGAAGCAGCTCTTTGTCGTTCAGAGGAAGTTAAAAGAGTATTGCGAGAATTTAATGCAAGTCCATCAGAGTCTCTTAAAATAGGAGCTGCAATTATCTTTATAGGAAGATTTAATTGTTTGATAAGATATTTAACAGCGTAAGCTTGATACGCATCTTTTTGTCCTACTACATGTATATCGGGAGTTACGCATTTAAATACAGGAAAATATGTTGAAAGAATCCATATTTGAAGCTCCATAGCTTCTTTTCTAAATGTTTCATGAGTTTTCATAAAATTATATACTTTTTCACACATTTCTCTGGGTATACTTAATTCATCTATATATAATTTACTCATAGATGGGTAAAAAAATACGTCTACTCCATGTGATTTTGCCATTTCAATATCTCTTGGAAGTCCATCTGGTTTTTGTCTGTATTCTTTTACATATTTTTCATATTCTTCAGTAGATTTTAATTCGTAAGCTACGCTGTGTCCAGCCATTAAGTTTACAACATCGCCTTTTTCTTTAGCGATTTTTACTAAAGACATATGCCCGTCATGTAACTCTGCATCTGTATCTACAGATGCTATAATCTTACCTTTACTTTTTAATTGACGAGAATACTCTTGCATCTCTTCTATTGATTCAATAATTTTCATTTTAGTTCTATAATAATATTATCACAATGATAAAGGGATTCATAAATGCTATCGAACTTTACATTAACAATAATCACAAAATTTCTATCAATTGAATTCAATTCTTCTAAGGTTTCTGCACAACAGATATTTATGGAATTTATTGTTCCATTATTTCTAACAATGCGTTCCTTAATATATGTTTTTATATCTTGTATTGAAGGATATGCAGCCCAAGTAGAGATTTCCTGCAAAGTTTCGTAAACAGACCTAAGATTGTTATAACCATCCTTACTTAACCACCTATTACTAGAACTAAAAGGCACATTATTAGAATCTCTAATGATAGGAGCTATGATTACCTTTATAGAAAGACCTAACTGTTTGATAAAAGATTTTATCACAAAATTATAGTATGTATCCTTTTGTCCTACTACAATTACATCGGGTAACATAATATCATACGTTTTTTTACTCGTTATAACATATTTCATGTATACAGGAGGAGGATACTCAGGTCTAGCTATTATCAACTGATCAATAACAGGAATAGAAATATTTAAGAACTTTGAATCCTGGAAGTAATTATCATAGTTGTGGGTCATTTGCTTATTATATGGAGGAGGAATATCGAAAAATAGATCATACATAGAAGGAATAAAAAGTACATCTACATTGTTTAACTTACATAATTCAATATCTTTTTCTAGAAAATCTCGTTTATATGCTTCTAATATTTCTTTATACCCTTCAGAGTATTCAAAATAAGTAAACGTGTGTGCAATGTCCAATACTACTACATCAGAGTTTTCTTTAGCAATTTTTACTAAAGACATATGACCCTCATGTAATTCTCCTTCAGTAGCTACCGATCCAATAATCTTTCCTGCTTGTTTTAATTGCTGAGAATATTCTCTCATTTCGTCAATTGATTTAATAATTTTCATTTACTATCTTTCCTTGATATTTTGCCATAGGTAATTTTTCTATAGTTACATAGCCAGCAGGAGCCTCTATAATATGAGACAATCTATTTATAGTTTGTGCTGATGTTACCACAGGTGATCCCAATCCATCTACCTTTACAGAAAGATTTGGTTGTCCTTTTATTTCCCAAGCTTTAAACTCTTTTCCTACAATCAGCTTATACTCACCTAACATTCTTATGCCTTCTTTAGTCTTAATATCTAATATAGTTCCATCTGCATTTATACTTTCAGCTATATCTATTATATTTAAATTTAAAGCTGAAGCTACGTTCTCCCAGAATGTTATATATATACTGGGGCTTTGTGTTAGTGTTGCCAATGTTTCTTTACCAAACATAGTTGGATCAAAACAATTACGATAAATAATTTCATCTATCTTATGACAAGCACTTGACATCAATACTCCTAGATGTACAATACCAAAGTCTTGAGCGCCTGTACCAGTCAGAGTTACCCCATTCTTCTTAGCTATACTATCTAACTCACCTGTTAATTTAGGATGTTCTCTCCAAGAGTACGAAGAGCTTTCACCTATTGTTGCTACATTCTTTCCTGATTCTAAACATTCTTTATAGATTGGAAACATCGTAGGTAGATCACTGCCCACAGCAACTATAACAATATCTGCTTCTTTAGATAATACTTCTGTAGGATTGTCAGCTCTATATATAGCCCCTACAATCTCAATTCCTTTTTCAGTTAGTAAACGTGCAGCCATTTTATTCATACGGCCCATACCATACAGTATAACTTTAGTTGTCATTTTTTAAATAAAAATCCTTTTCTTATTTTCCTCTGTTGTTTCAATGTGTGGTTCAATTATAATATTATCTGATAAAGGAACATCTCCAAACAGTGCTTCTACAGCAACAACAGCTTCACGATCAATATATCGTAGTTCTTCTAAACTAGACGCGCAACATACTACTATATAATTAATAGTGCCATTAGCGCTTACAATATTATTGCGAATATGTTCTTTAATATCCCCGATGGATGGATAACTAGTCCATTCTTCTATTTCTTTTAATGCTTGATAGATTGATCTAGCACCTTTTCTTTCCGAATCGCTTAAAGATTTTAAACGAGAACTACAAGCTACTCCGTCTGATTCTCTCACAATTGGAGCCATTATCATTTTAATAGGATAATTAAAATCAGTGAGCATATATTGAGCTTCTAAATTTTGGAAAATATCTTTTTGTCCCATCATAATTATGTCTGGCGTCATCATATTAAAATCTTTCAGATTTGATTTACTAATACCAGGGTTTACAAATTGTACCCCCTTGTATGCTTGTCTTAACTTTTTAATATTAGAATGTATCTGATTAGTTTGTGAAACATAAACCTTATGTATATCAGGATGAAAAAAAATGTCTACTCCATGCTTTTCACATAATTCTAAATCTTTATCAAGTTGTTCTGTTCGATATTCTTCTAAATATTGATCATATTTATGTGGTTCCTGCTTAAATTTACGATAAGTGTCAATATGATCAATATTTAATACTACCTCATCTGCATTTTCTTTAGCTATATCTATTAAATGCGTGTGACCCTTATGTAAAAATCCAGTAGTACTAACATTGGCGAGTGTCTTACCCTTACCTCTTAATTGTATTGAGTACCGTTGCATCTCCTCAATTGATTCTATAATTTTCATTTTATCCCTTACAAAAAAAAATCCTTATTCATTAGAATAAGGATTCATGTAAATTAACTTATTCCTTATACTAAATTATAGTATAAGGTTAAGCAAATGTCAAGCAGAATTATACATTAGCGTTTAGTAACGACCTACTAGAACTCACAGAATTTGCTAGCAAAATTTGAAATAAATTTTCATCAGCTGGATAAAGAATATCACAATTTTCACATAAAGTAGTATTGTGAGGTAAAAATTTACCTGCCCTAATCCAAGTATGTTGTGGTGTACCACACCTTGGACAGCTTACATAGGCAGTATAAACGCTCATTCCCAAATCTCCCACCAATCGGGAGTAGAAGTTTTATTAGAGTTTTCTATCTCTTTCTTTTTATCTTTATATTCTTGGTTAGATTTATCAATAGTCTCATTTTGATCAACGTAATATTGTTGGTAAGCTATAATAATAGCTTTCTGCTGTTCAACTAATTGTTTAATTTTAGCTAAATTTAAACTAAGGGATTCGTACCCTGCATCAGATACTCCAAATACTACTGGGTCATATTTTTTCTTTTCTAATTCTTTAAAAACTTCCTCTATATTATCTTCAGTAACTAGAATCCACTCCACTGATTCCAAATTTACTTTTGTAACTGAAGGTAATTGAAGTGGGACTTTTTCTACAGGGGTAGTAAGAATATCTAATTTTTTAACACTAGTGCCACATGCTGAAATACTAATTCCCAATATAATTAGGATTAGCCACAGAGGGGCATGCTTTGTTAAGCTGGCTAGGTTTAGCAGCATCTAATTCCTCTTTCGTGTGAGATGCTCCACTTAGTAATTCAAAACATCTAAAACTTTGGTCCGTTCCCTTATCAATAATTCTTTCTATTGATTTTGGTCTAGCAGCTGCGAGTTTTCCTATATCTCGCTGACCTAAAAGTTTACTTACTTTATTAAATTTTCCTCTTAAATCGTCTACTTCTTTTCGAGCTTTCGCAAATTTTAAATTAGTTTCTGCAACTATAGTAGTTGCTTTTTGAGCATCTTCTAAATGTTGTTCAATAGTTTCTTTTTGAGTTTGCACTGAAACTTCTAACTTAGCATTATTTTCTTGTAAAACAGCTAATTTCTTTTGACTGTCTTGATAATACCAATAGAAACCACCCAGAACAACTGCCATAACTATAATCATTATCATAGCTATTTTCATCTTATTTTCGCCTCTTTCTCATCTTTCTATAATATAAAGTTTTGTGATTATCATACCAATATTTACTTGAGTTTCGTAAAGTATCATTAGCTGATCTTATATATTCTATTTCGTTTTTAATTAAACTACCTAACTCATCAGCTACAGATTTTTTTTCATCTACTACTAAGCTAGATAAATCATCAACAATTTCCATTATACGATCAAGATAAGCACAAGTTTCTGGTGGAACTCCAGGACTATCTTTTTTAATTTTTGCGAATCTAGCATCTTGAGTTTTAGAAACCATACTTAACCTTTATATAATCTTAGAAAAAAAATGACTTTAGCCACCATCTTAACCATTTTGATGGCTGTATTAGTGAAGGACTAGGATCTATCCTTCCACCAAAAGTGAATAACAGCCCAAATAATAGCTGCTATGGTAGCGGTTTTTATTAAACCAAAGCCGCCTATTAAACTGATTAAAGCGACAGCTGCTACAATTATTGCGTTCCAAGAACTTTTTTCTTGAAACCTTTCTTTAACCCAGTTAAAGATAGTTCTCATTTAAAAAGATTTCCTTTTAATCGTTATTATGTCGGAACAGCCAAACTACAATACCTACTGTAATTAAGCCAACAAGACCAGCACTTCCTAAACCAGCAACGATTTCAGTAATATTACCTACAATATCACCGTTATCTCCGCCAATGAAGGGAATACTGTTCCCAAACAACACCTGCCACACAATTCCTAGTGTTACAAGTGTTAAACTAAGTGCGGTGATCCCTTTGACCCATCCGCCTACTTTGCTTGTCCAATCTCCCATATTATATCTCCTTTAATTAGTAAAATTTGGCAACTAAAGTCATTTATTTTTGTTTTTTCTAATTCTCATACTAAACATTAAAAGATTCTCCACATCCACATGCAGACTTAATGTTTGGATTTTCTATTTTTAATGAACTACCGAAAAGATCGGTGTTATAATCGATGACAAGACCGGCTAAATAAAGCAAACTCATACCGTCTACAAATAAATTATTTTTGTCATCCAGAGGAAATTTTTCATCATCCATTAATTCTTCCTCAATTAACTGCCAATCATAAGTAAATCCAGAACAACCTCCACCTTTTACTCCCAATTTAACTTTTTTTTCATTGGTAGTAATTATACTTACTAAGTGTTTTTTAGCAGATTCAGTAATTTGGATCATTAATTTCTTTCTCTTTATATTTTTGATATATTTTCATTATGCAGTCCCAACGACGAGTAGTTAATTTACCATACTGTTTTTGGGCAACTATACAATCTCTAATTATTTTTCTTTCAATAGGTAGTAATTCGACAAACCGAAAGAAATCTTCTAAACTCTTAGAAATATAGTTATTATTATAATGAACCTTCCCCCTCATGGCAATAATTATTTTTCCAAATTCAACTTATAAAATTGGTTAATCCTATATTTTAAATCAGGGACATGCACCACAGCATTAGTTTCGAAAATTTGGGGTTCATTATTTTCCACCGTAATAGCAATAACTATTTTTTTAATATTAGTATTATACAATTCATTATGAGCGTAGGCGTAACCTGCACATTGTAAAAAATAGTCTTTAATTTGTTTAATATATTTCTTTTTTCGAGAAGTTTTAAAATCAATAATAGCAGGAATACCCTTCCATTCGCCTACCATATCTGTGCGTCCTGCAAACTGTAAATCTTTACTCCATAATACTAACTCTTGACCCCAAATATTAGTAACTCCACTTTTAACTAATTTAATAAGGTCTTTAGTCATCTGAATTACATCTGATGATTCCTTAGCTAAATCTCCGTAAATATCTTCTTTATTAAAAAATTTTTCAGCATATTCGTGAACTAAAGTTCCTCTATCTGTTGCTTCTTTTGATATTCGAGCTGCTTCTTCTTCTCCAACTTTATCTTTCCAAGCCTGTAACCAAACTTGGTTGGAAGTTTTTCCTAAAATAGTAGTTATGGAGGGAAATTTACCGTCAGGAGTAAAATACGTTCTTCCAGAGGGCAAAGTTTCTGATTCTATATCATGTATGTAGTTATGCATTAATTATTCATATCAATATTAAAAATTTCTCCACTACCTAAAAGACAGGTATTACCGCTAGAAAAATGTTTGGCTAAAGTAAAAGATTGACTTTCTTCATTATAAAAGATTTCAATTACCCCACTTGTATTTCCATTTATAGGGTTAATAACAATTCCAGTAAATACAGATTCTTCCTGATAAGGAGTTACTAAATCGTCTATAAAAGTTTCATAGTTGCTACACGTTACTTTAACAACTACTCCCATCTTTATTCCTGGTGGGATTGGATCTGTAAAAAGATTATTAGCAAAAGTGATGTTGGTAAATACCACCATTGACATCACAAAAAGAAAAAACCAATTAAAATATTTCATTGTCATATACTCCTTAACGTAGCTGTATAGTAACACAATAATTAGCATTTAGCAAGGAGTATTTCAACTTATTAGCTTTTCACGTAAATAACTGGGAATAGCTGGATTAAAGTAAGGAGTTAAACGATTTCGTGACTGAATACATTTCTTTTTATTATAATCATTAAGTATTGCTAATCTTACTCCTCCGAGTGGGTTTTGATAGAATAATTCAGGATCATCTATTTGATAACTAGTTAAATTACTACAAATTTTGTGTACAATATCCTTATTTACAGTATATTCTACATTATTCTTACCCCAGATAGCAAATAAATAAAACTCATTTATTTCCTCTTTAAATTTCCAAACTTTATCCTGATATAAACTTATAATATTTGATATTAAATGGTAATTGCCCAGCCTATCAACGTCTCCCATTCTTAAGTGAACCTCAATTATAGTCGTAGGTTCTTGTCCAATTGTTTCCAAACAAATACATCCAGTATAATTTTTTAAATGTTTTTTTATCCAATCATAGACATACAGAATAATTGATTTTGAAGGAGTAAATACTTCCCAGTAATCAAACATTCCTTTTCCTAGTGGATGTCCTTTAAAAGTAATAGACCACAGGGGCACTCCATTTAAAACTATAATATCGTGACTTAAATGGATACCTTCTATCCATTTCATCCATAAACATCCCGGATGACGACAAGTTTCTAATTCCTTAGAACTATTAATTTTTCTAGCCTCAATTCCTCCACCAAACATATTATATATAGGTTTAACAACAACAGGATATTTAGTAGGTTTTACTCCTATAGGACCACATTCTACATTTTGTGATAATGCAATATTTAATTTGTTATAAACCCAATTTTCATTTTTATAATATAACCATGCAGAATCATCTGTAGTAGGAATATCTACTACAGGATCTTCTAACTCTTCATAACATTTTAAAACTTTTGGGTCGTATCCTATAAATGGCATAATAAATAAAAAAGGGGGCGCAAGCCCCCTTTTAACTATATGTTGTGGTTTTTAAGAAGCGAGTTTAATAATTCGTTCTTTTTTCTCTTCAGGAATTATTCTTTCTAAAGAAATTGAAAGAATACCATCTTTCAATGAGCCTCCTTTAACAATTACATCATCTGCAATGTTAAAAGTTCTAGTAAAACTCCTATTAGCAATACCGCGATGTAAAAAAGAGTCAGTTTCTTTTTCTTCCTTGTCCCCCACAATCGAGAGAGTATTATTTGCATATTTAACCTCAACGTCCTCCTCTGTAAAACCTGCTACTGCAAGTTCAATTGAATAATTACTTCCATCTTCAGATTTATAAATATTATAAGGTGGGTAATTTGGAAGTGCTGTATAGGAATCATCTAAAAATTTATCCATAAGCGTAAATATATTATCAAATCCTACAGTGTGGCGTTTAAGAGGCGCCCAGTTAAAATGTGTAATTAATGTATCAACCATGTTTTTTCTCCTTTATAAGCAAGATTAATATCGGGAATCCAATTTATGCAATTCCCTATGGGTTATTCCATAATTTTATATTACATTAATTTTAAATAATTAGCAAGCTAAATTTTACTTAATTAAAGTCCATTAGGAACAATAATATAATGTATAAGTAGTACTATCCCTATTGATACTAAAAGTCCAACAAGCATTTTTATAAAATCTTTAGCAATAATAGGAAATACATATTTAAATTTATAATCTTTCATTATAGTAGAAATAGCTAATTCTCTACCACAAAGTAATCCAACAAATACCCACGTCGTACTCATAGGAATGTCATTATATTGTTTAAAAAATAACAGGATAAAAGCGTATACTAAATCAATAATAGTAGCTGATCTCACATATCGAGTTCCTGTTTTTTCTAAAACAATTTTTTGAATTCTGCCTCCCTTTTCATAGAACATATAACCCAAAAATATAATAAAAATAGCAGAAGCGAATATCATCCATCCTACGGGAACAGATCTTGGTAAAAACACAGCAATATTTGCTAAATCATGAGAAAGCCATGTATACCATAAAAAAGCAGTGGTACACCATTGACCTACTCGCCAGTACTTAATATTTTTTTCTTTAACTTTATCTGCTTTTTCATCTATTAGACGTTCAATACCAAACCAAAGAACATATGCAACTACAGCAGCAATTGCATATCCCATAATAGATTTAACTAACATTTTTTCTAAAATAAAAGTGCTAGCAAAAGCTGAAAGAACTAGAAAAGTGGTAGAAACTGGGATTCCTACTCGTGTTAAAGCTAATAATATAAGGGGAGCTAAAGCATGATACCATTGAGTCTCAATCCAAGGAATTTTATTCAATCTTCCAAAAGATATATCCCCATCATTTACTGACCATCCATACCATAACGTAAATAAAAGAACAGATGAAGCAGCGACCCATAACCAGTACCATTTAAATCTTTGAGAATTAGAAGCAATCCAAGTTCCCAAAGTTTGAACACTATCATTTGCGACAACAGAATAAGCAGCAAATAAAAAGCCAACTGTCATCCACATCATAGTTATATCCATTATAATAATTATTCCTTTCTATAATAGACAAATAAAAAAGCCCCGGAAGGGGCTTTTTTAGGTTGTTAGAATGTTATGCCCAACCCAGCACTATAAACACTTTCTTCCGTATCAAGATCATAATCTATTTCGGTAAATAAAACAGCATCACTACCTAGTTTATAATGAACACCACCAGTAATAAGACCATCATCACCAGTAGCATCAGTATCTCCATACCCTGCTAAAATAGTGGTTGTTTCTTTAATAGTATATCCTCCAACTACTTCATAACCCATAATATCTGTAGTGGTAGTATCTTGGACACTAAAACTACCAGAAGCACTAATAGGGCCATAACTACGAGATGCACCAATACCATAATAACTTATGTTATTAATAACATCATCAGCGTATGTTACGCCAACTCCTTGGTAAGATGCTCCAATCTGCCATAGGTCAAAAGTTTCGTCAGTTGCACCATCAAGCATTTGAGACTGAGCCCCAAAAGTTACACCTATTGGAGTAGTTTTTTCATATTTAACACTATTGGTTAACTTATCTGAAGGTTGTTGTATACTTCCATTTCCACTAGCTTTAAATTGTGCTCCTTTATTTACATAACTTTCCATTATGCTTTCTGTTTTACCGATACTAAGAGCACCAAGTAAATCACTCTCTACTCCAACATAACCGAGTCTACTAGTAATATCATCACTACCATCTCCATTAATATCAACATCAACACTTAGTTCTCCAAATACTGATGCAAGTGGACTAAATTGATTACTAAATTTAACTCCAAGTTTACTATCGGAGGTTTTTAATTCAGGATCTTTTCCTGTTGCGGTTCCTCCCTCAACAAATGCTCGCGCTTCTCCAAATACTTTTACTTCTGTATTTTGAACATCGATTACATCGTCATCGTTAGCAAAAACTGGCGCACTTACAATAACCCCAGCTGCTACTAAAGCACAGAAAATATTTTTATTCATGTTACCTCTCTTTTATTATATAGAATATAGACCTTTTCAGACCTCCAAGTATTATAACATATAGTACTCATTTGTCTATATAAAAATTAAATATTGTACTTGTTACGGTACAAGGTGTTAAAAATAAAAAAACCCTTTTCGGGTTTTTTTATCGGCAAAAGGTTAAAAGTTCCTCTACTTGTCCGTTTTTTTCTTCAATCTCCTCTTTATTACTTTTATAAATAATACTAGCAGTTGCTCTTACAACTGAAGGAGATAACCCGTAATCTTCTTTAATTTCTTTAATAATATCATTAACAACATTACGAGCACCTTCTTGTATAAGAAGTTGATCTACAATTTTATTAACTTTATTACTAATATCAGTTTCATCTATAGCTTTATAAACTTTTTTTGTATCAGATTGAGACATTTGATGTTTCCTCTCGTGTGTTATCAACAACCAATTTAATTGATTGTTCTCTTTTAATGTGGGGCATTACCCTGACTATTTTTTCTTCAATTAATTCATCTAGAACATGAGAAGTAAATGACTTTACGCACTCATCCATAGATACTATATTTGCAGTTTTAGGAAGTTTTTTAACTACAATAGGATTACTTGTACAGTATGTTTCAATTAGATTCTGAACATACATTAAATTAGCTGAACCAATTTTTCTAGGATTTTCTTGTAATTCAGCTTTTAATGTTTCCGAAATAGATTCATCGTCTGTATCAATATTTCTAGGGGAAACTAACTCCCACAGTCCTCCTGTATATATAACTCCTTCATCCTCATCTACAATATCTTGAGGATTATCCTCTAAGATTTCTAGAACTTTTCGTAGTAATTTTTCATAACCGTTTTTCTTCATTTTTGAACCTCTGGTGAATAATATGTTGTTCTTTGATCATCTAATTTAATTTTTTGAATAGGATTCCCATAGGGATCTTCCTTTTGAGAATAAACCATAACACCTATTCGTGACTTCATCATTTCGTCAGCTTTAGAAGGAAAAGCAACATATTGACCCTGATTATTATATAAATCAGAATAATTTCTGATAGTTGCTCCTCCTGTTTCATAACTATTTTTTAGAACCGTTTTAACCGACGTATAAAGTCGTACCAGTTCTTCCGAAGTGCAGTCCCCAACTTTACGATAGGGTGCCAAGCCAGCCAAAAATAGACTTTCGGATTTATAAATATTGCCAACACCGGATACATTTTTTTGCTCCATTAAAAATTTAACTAAAGATTGATTTTTACGTTTTTCACATATCTTAAGCCATGTTTTTTCATCACAGGGCTCGTTTAACATATCTGGACCAATTTCCGAAAGTTTCTTAATCAGTTCTTTCGATGACTCTGCTCCAAAATAAAATTTAAGAGTTCCAAAGTTTCTCATATCAGAATAATAAATTTCTGTATCATCGTCAAAAATCCACTTCACTCTTGCATATTTATTATCTTTTGTCTTATAAGTTCCTGTCATTCCTAATGTTGAAAAAATAACCCCAGAACTTGTAAGCCAATAAATAAACTTACCTTTATTATGTACACCTAAAACTTTTTGAGACTCATAATTAATAGCTCTATCTACAAAATCAGTAAAACCACTAGGTTCTTTTTTAGTATATCTTCCTGATAAAAGTTCAATATCTTTGATAATTTTATTTTGAACTGTAAAATTCAATTGTTTTGTAACAATTGTTACTTCTGGACCTTCTGGCATTAATGCAGTACTCTTTGTTCTGGAATAAAAGAAGATTTAATATCTTTTAAATTAGCTGCGGCATATTGTAAAACTTTTTCTACACCTTCTCTGTCTAGCATTGACTGGTAAAGTTGTATAGTAACTTTTAAAGTTACTCCTGCTATTTTAACACGATCTTCTTCATCGGGAAAAGACATAATTAATTCCCATAATTTTTGTTGCATTTCATGCATTACTTCTATATCGTGTTCACTAGGCGTTTTCATATTATTTTTCCTCCAATACCTACTTTAAGATCTTTTAGACCTTCAGTTAATAACATTTTTTCTAAAGATGCTAATCGGTCTAACGATGACATTCCTTCTTTAGAAAATTTTCCATCTTCAATAACACCTTTTCGAGCACGTTTATATTCTTCAAACCAGTACCCAAGATGTTCATCAGGAGTATAATTTAAATTTTCTCTAATTAATTTCCCAACTTGTTCTCTTCTAGAGCTTATCTTTTCCTGCTCTACTTGTTCAATCCATTTATCACTAGGCATATTTTTGTTTCCTTACTGGTTTAACAATAACCCAGTCATGTACTCTAATAGCATTTTCAAACCAAGCTAATTCTTTGGCTATATTATTATATCTATTTTTATCAGTAGAATTAATTATTTGAATAAAATTACACGCAAATATATGCCAAGGGTTTCTCATATTAATTTTGTTACTAATAGAAGAATTCCTAATGTTATGCTTATACCATTTGTTATTAAAAGATGGGTGAGTATAAAATTTATATTTATTTAAATCATCTTTAAATGTATTAAAAATAAAGTTATATTCACTTAGCTTTTCATCTATCTCTAATTCATTATCTTTGTATATCTTACTAATAGATTTAATTAAATTAAGATAAGGATTACGAGATTTTTTATAAATTCTCATTGAAATAACTCAGGTAAACGAGTAGGAGTAAGATGCCCCCATACTTCTTTTTTATCATAGTATTTCATTGTTTCTAAATGATCCAGATATTTATTAATTTTAATAGCTGAATCATTATAGGCTTTTTTCTCATTTTCAGATAGAAAACGGCCTGCAATACCTTCCATCCATGAAATAGCTAAAGGAGCATTCCACTTAACAACATAAGCTGCGTCCTTAGCTATTCCGCTCATATCAGATAAGCCGAAAGAGAAGGGAGAAATAACAGGATTTGATTTTTTTCTTGGCATCATTAACCTTTTCAATATTAGTTTTTAGTTGACAGATTGTTAAAAATAATTTATAGTTATAATTATTATGTATATATCAAGACAAGAGTTAAAAATTGAAGTAAGAGATTTACACGGTCAAATCCGTGAAGTCATATCCGACTTTAATGGAGCAATCAAAAATCTTCATGAAGATATTGATGAACTTAATGCTCGTATTGACAATCTTGAAACTATAATAACAAATTTAAGGGATTTTGGCAAATAAAAAAACAATGTTTAAACTTATTGGATTCTATTTAAATGAAAATCAAAAAACATATATAGATATGGTTTTAGATAGCTGTGATGGTATAAGTCAAAAAGAATCACAGTCTTCTATTGATAACTCATTATGTGAAAAATATGGATTTTCATCCTTTCCAGTTTTTGCTTTGTTTAAAAATAATGTGTTGACTAGAACTGTAGTAGGGAAATACCCAATCAACACTATTAAAAATAAATTATTAATATGAAAATAGCAGTATATAACAACGATGTAGCTAAGGCTTATCGAATCCTTCAAAAGAAATTAAATAATGAAGGCACTTTAAGAGAAATAAAAGAGAGAGAATTTTTTAGAAGTAAAGGCGAAAAAAAACGTCTTGAACGCAAAAGAGGAATAGTTCGTTATAAAAAACAAGAGAAGAAAAGAATGATTGCTCTTGAAAAAGCAGAATTACGTGCTTTTAAACAACGAAAACTTAATCAAAAAAACGCAAGACACTCTTCTCCAAATAAATCTAATAAAACCTGGAAAAATACTAAAAAATAATGTATTATGTAAATATCAAAGGAGATATTTACATGAAAGCATTTAAAGGAAGTTTTAAAAAGAAGTCGGGTGAAAACAGAGAGATGTTTTTTGCCAGAATTTCTGACTTACCAAGTCAATTTGTAGCCACTAAGATAGTGGGTGCAGGTAATGAACAAAATTATCCAAAAGGTATGGAACTTGTCTGGGATTTAGAACAAGATGATTTCCGCATTTTTAATTGGAATACTACTAATTCATCTATCACAGAGACTGAAATAGATGAAAACTTATTTATAGTGTCTCAACAATGGTAGGATTTGGAGTTCAAAAAATGATGTTACTTCCTTATAATTATGAAATTTCCTTTGAGTTTTTAAATACTTTATATAAAGCATGGGAATGGGTTGTTCATTTAGTTGAAAGAGTTTTTATATTATAGAGTCTCGATGATAGAAGCAGAATAAGCATACAGGACACGGGGGCAGTACCCGTCGCCTCCACCAACTAATTACAGAATTTTAGGGGGCGAACTAGGATCGACTGGTGTAATAAAAGCAACTGGAGAGACAGGTGTGCAAACGACCTAAACCGTAAGAAAACAATAAATGCTAACGATAATGAAGCATTTGAGGATTATGCACTAGCTGCATAATTTATTCGGGGTATGGGTTCCACCTGGCAACAGAAAGGACCTTTCATATTTAAAGACAAAATAAAAGTTTCATAAGGAAGGTCCATTGGGACCTTCCTTTTTTTTAATTTCACTGGTGTCTGTATTTACACCCCCACTTGCTATTTTTTAAAATTTATAGTATTATACAAATAATGATATTACAAAAACAAACCAAAGAAAAATACAAATCAGATGCTCTATCTCGAAAGCAGTTATCTGATTTTTTTAATGACTATGAGAAAGAAGAAAAGGAATACGATACCCTTTGGGATAATTGGTTTCTATCTGAGTCAATACACTGTCATCAAGACTATGGGGGTGAATATGCTGGTTCAGGGACTTTAGATTATATTGAAGGACTTATTTTATATACACTTGTAAGAAAAAATAAACCAAAAATAGTATTTGAGATAGGTACAGCACAAGGTATGAGTGCTGCTCTAATGGCTTCGGCTATTGAAGCTAATCAAAACAGCGGAAAAATTTTCTGTGTAGATATAAAATTACCACATAGAATGAGTCCTACTTTTAGTAAAGCAATGGAAAACAGTATTATTGAGTTTTATGAAGCGGATGTTTTTGAATTTCTAGGTGTAATACCTGAAATTCCTGATTTCGTATTTGTAGATGCTGATCACAGAGAAGAATTTTGTATGAAAATTACTAAAACTTTAGTTAATTCTTTTCCTGATGCTATTTATGCTTATCATGAATGGTCTCTTTCTACTATATCTCAAAAACCTGAAATAGAATATATTTCAAGATCAGAATGGTTATATCAATTTTATGAACGCCCTGCTTTTGAATTATACTTTAATAAACCAAAATATAAACACAACGGATTTGTAGGAAGTTGTGGATTAGGAGTAGTTACTCAATGATTATTTATTTTAGATGTACAAGTAAAGAAGAAACAGTTAGTGGGGTAGATCGATGGATTGAGTGCCCTAAAGACGAAATAGTTTTAAAATGTTGGATGAGTTTACAACTTGCAGCAAAACCAAAAAACGATAGGTTTATTGTTCTGCATGATGAATTAAATCCTGGTGCTTTAGAGTTTATAAAAGAAACTCAAACTTGTGATACAGAATTTATTGAAGTAGAACCTCACGATCTTCAAGATCGAGGACACACATTTAAATTATTAGAAGTCTTAAAAGAAAATCTTGAACAAGACGAAATAAATGATATTCACTATATTGTAGAAGATGATTACTTACATACTCAAGATTCATTAGAAGTTTGTAATGAAATTCTAGGTTCAAATTTATGGGAACATTTTATAGTTCCTTATGATTACCCTGATAGATATTCACTAGATACTCAACCTTGTGGGTTAATGGTAGGTCCAAGATGTCACTGGCGTACTAATCCAAGCTCAACTTATACTTTAATGGCAAAGGCTGAAACATGGAAAAAGGCAATGCCAATTATTGAAAAGCATGCGCCCCATAATTTTACAGAAGAAGCATTTCAATCATATCCATGTTTAAGTCCAGTACCTGGAAAAGCATCTCATTTAACTAAATATCATATGACTCCCCTTATTGATTGGAGAGAAATCTGGAATAAACTATGACAACTACTAAAGAATTTTTAAAAGAAGTTAAAGAACAAGATTTAGAGGAACGTCAAGTAGAAGTTGAGGCAATAGGTCTTGGATTAAATAAATTTGTTGATTCTGAAGGAGTCGTGCACAATTTTGGAGATGGTAATTTGCTTCATTTAGACGTAATTTATGATTGTGTACGATGGTATCCATCAGATATGTATGAACATCTTTCCACCTTAAAACAATATGCGGGTAGATGCAATACAGTATGTGAATTTGGAACTAATGACCTTACCAGTACTATTGGATTACTAAGTGGGTTTCCTAAACATTTAATAACCTTAGACCTTAATCACCCTGATATATTTGCGTTAACTTTTGAACCTGTTAGTCCAAATCGTAAAGAAGATGAAAAATCTATGGTAATTAAACTCAATCTTGAAACCGTTAATAAAATTGCTGCTGATAATGAGATTGAGTTTAAATTTATACAAACCAATTCATTGGAATTTTCTTTTAATAGTGTAGATTTATTATTTATTGATAGTTTACATACTTATACTCAACTAACTAAAGAGTTAATGCTACACGCTAAAAAAGTAAAAAAATATATTATCTTACACGACACAGAATTTTACGGAGAAAAAGGACAAGATAATAAAGATAAAGAAGGAAATTACTTATGTCCACACTGGGAAACAAAAGGTATTGGACATGCAATTGGAGAATTTTTAGAAAATCCTTATAGTGGTTGGGTTATTGATAAGCATTATACAAATTGTCATGGGTTAACTATTTTAAAAAGACCTTGGATACATTAATATGACACAACAAGAAACAATAGCCCCCGAGTTAAATCATGAGGAAGTCTCTCAAAAAATTTACAACTCAGAAACTATTTTAGCTGGACCGTGGGTAGGAGAATTCGGATGGGAGTTATTTTGCTTTCAGGGTTATTTACGAAAACTAAAAGATGATTACCCACATATTAAATCATTTAACATAATTAGCAGAACGGGAAGAAGCGTAATCTACGAGGATTTCTGCGATCAATATATTGAATGGGATTGCCCAGGTAAGGACTTAACAGGGGCACTATGTTTAGACTGGGCAGAAATGCCTAAAGACTGGATTGAAGATATAATAAAGAGTTTAAATTTAACAAATGTTTTATGGATTCCTACTCAACAATTTGTTATTCAATATCACGCCAGTGGTCCTCGTTATGAAGAATATTTAAAACTTTTTAAAGAAAGACAAAGATTCATACAATATGGAATAGCAAAACCCGAATTGAAATATGATGTAGTTATACACGCTAGATCTACTGATAAATATCATTCAGGTAATCGTAATTGGTCTACCGATAAATGGCATCAATTAGGAAACTCACTAATTAAACAAAATCTTAAAATTGCGTGTATTGGGATTGAAGATCAAGCTATTCATATTCCTGGTAGTGATAATTTAATGAATATTCCTCTAGAACAAACAGCAGACATACTTGCTAGTTCTAGCTGTATAGTAGGTACCTCAAGTGGTCCAATGCATTTTGCATCATTATGTGGATGCCCACAAATATTAATTTCTGAATGTGTTGAGAGTGGTGGAAAAGATAATGAAAGACGATATAAATATGATTGGAATCCATTAGGAACCCCTGTTCATTTAGTTAAATACGAAAATTCCCAAGAAGATAACGGCTGGAATCCCCCAGTAAATAAAGTAGAGGAACTTATAAATGATATATTGTTTTGATTTAGATGGTACTTTAGTTACTAATACAGAAGATGAAAATGGTAATATGCATTATACTGAAGCAAAACCTATACCAGAAGCTATTAACAGATTAATAAAACTATATGAATCAGGTCATAAAATTATTATTCAAACTGCTCGTGGATCAAAAACAAAGAAATTTGCTGAATATACCAAATTAACTGAAGATCACTTAGAAAAATTTGGTATTCCTTATCATCAACTCATTGTCGGGTATAAACCGTCTGCTGATCTTTATATAGATGATAAAGCTATTAATGTTAAAGATTGGTTAAAAAGTGACTAATATTGTATTAGGTGCAGATCATAACGGAATTGAATTAAAAAAAATAATTAAAGAATACTTACTTGAAAAAAAATTCAATCCAATAGATATCGGACCTTTTAATACTAATAAAGTAGATTATCCTGATTACGCATCTCAGGCAGCTCAAATAGTAGCTAATAAAGACGCTCAATTTGGAATTTTAATTTGTGGAAGTGGTATTGGGATGAGTATTGTGGCAAATAAAGTTGCCGGAATTAGAGCAGCTTTAGTACATAATTTAAAAACTGCACCTCTTACAAAAGAACATAATAACGCAAATATATTATGTTTAGGATCTTGGGTTGTTGATCATTCTACTAGTTTACAGATTGTAGCCAGTTGGTTAAATGCAAAATTCGGAGAATATCGACACGTTAAAAGAGTAGCAAAAATAGATGTTAATCCTACCAATAAAATTGTGTTTACTAATGGAGTATTTGATTTAGTACATAGTGGGCATGTTGAACTTCTTAATTTTGCTAAAATGTTAGGGAATAAACTAGTAGTAGGTATAAATTCTGATAGCTCAACCCGACTTCTTAAAGGTGAAAAAAGACCGATTAACAAAGAAGAAGATAGAAAAAATATTGTTCAATCTTTAAGAGCTGTTGATGAAGTAATAATATTTGATTCTATAGATACTACAGAGTTAATTAATAACCTTAACCCCGATATAATTGTTAAAGGTGGAGAATGGACAGTAGAAGAGGTTAGAGAACGAGATAACATATCCGATAATATTGAAGTTTATGTTTATCCATTTAAAGAGGGGTATTCTTCAACTAATATGATCAATATGATTAAGGAAAAATAAAATGTCAACTCCTCGTGAATGTGAAATATATAATCATTTATTATATGACCTTGGTTTAGTAAGTTGGACATCAGGAAATGTAAGTGTTTCAGATGGAAAAAATCTCTATATTAAACCTAGTGGAGTTCTTTTTGAAGATGTTCATTCTAATAATGTATCAAGTGTTAATATAGAAACCGGGAAACATTTTAGAGGACTAAAACCTTCTACAGATACCGAAAGTCATCGAGTTATATATAAAAATAAACCAGAAATAAAGGCTGTGGTTCATACTCATTCTACATTTGCAACAGCTTTTGCTGCGTGTGGAAAAAACATCCCAGTGTATTTAACTGCAATGGCAGATGAATTTGGGGAAGAAATTCTCTGTTCTGGATATGCTGAAATTGGTGGGGAAAAAATTGGAGAAGAAGTATGTAAATATTCCGATCCAACTGGAATTGTTTTATTACGTAATCACGGAGTTTTTACTGTTGGAAAAGATGCTAAATCAGCGTTAAAAAAAGCTGTAATGGTAGAAGATATCGCAAAAACTACATACTATGCTTTAAAATTGGGAAATCCAATTACATTAACTGAAGAACAGATTAAAAATTGTTATGATAGATACCAAAATACCTATGGACAAAATTCTATTAATCGGTGATACGATTATTGATATTAATACTGAAGGAGTTTTACTAGGAACTTCTCCAGAAACTCCCACTTTAGTAATTACTAAAGATACTGAAACAATTACTCATGGGGGTGCAGCATTAGTTCATCGTAATCTTACTAAATTAGAATGTAATCATGAATTTGTTACAAATAACTCTCTAATAACTTTAAATAAAAAGATCACAACTAAACACCGTTATTGGTGTAATAAATATAAACTTTTACAAGTAGATGATAGAGATAATACCCCTATTACAGATGAAGAATCAGAACTAATGTTTGAATATATTCAAAGATCTGATGCTAATGTAATAGCAATAGCTGATTATCGACACGGTCTTTTATCTCCCAAATTAATAGAACTAATTAATAACTCTAATAAAAGAATTATTTTAGATTCTCAGGTTTCAAAAAGTCCTGCTAATCATCATATGTATAAACATCTTTATTTAACCTTATTAAATGAACATGAAGCTAGACAATACGTATCAAATGTTAGTTGGGATAACCCTGAAGAATTAAAAGAAGGGTTATATAAAGAATTAGACTCCCTTTGTTTTATTGTTAAATTTGGAAAACTAGGTTGTATTTACTTTGACTCAGAAGCCTCTATACCTCATAGAACACATTCAGTTGAAAATCCTGTTGATGAATCAGGAGCTGGAGATGCGTTTATGGCTGGATTATTAACTTGGATGCAAAAAGGTTACTCGATAAATGATGCAGCGGGATGGGCTAATGAATGGGCACGTAGGTCTGTAATGGTAAAAGGAGCTAATCCCCCTGATGACGAATGAATATGGTATTCAAAAATTACCAGATATACATCAATGTACAGATTACAGAGATAAATATTGGGGTTGGATAAAAACCTGTACTGCTACAGAAGACTTTACCTTAAAACATATTTTTATGAATAAAGGAGGTCAAAGTAGCTTAGAATACCATGTTAAAAAAGACGAAAATTATTACATTTTATCTGGCAAACTTCAAGTCGGACTCCGAATTGGAAGAGCGGAAAATAAAACTATTACACTAAACGAAGGAGATGTATTTCATATACCTCCAGGACTAATGCATATGAGAATTGCCCTAGAAGATACTCAGATAATTGAGTGGTCTAATAAAGATGACGACAGTGATTCCCATATTGTAGAAGATGGTAAAACATATAAACATAAGGTTAAATAATGAAATTATTTTTAGATACAGCTAATCTAGCTGACATAGAAACTGCTCTTCAAAAAGGGTTTATTAAAGGAATTACTACTAATCCATCCTTAATGGCTAAAGAACCTAAAGGAAACTATATTGATCACATGAAAAAAATTGTGGAACTTATAAATCAATACCACTCTAATGATATAAGCTTAAGTGTAGAAGTATTTGCACAAGATAAAGAAAATATTATTATTCAAGCTGAAGAATTAGTAAGTGAGATTCAATATGAAAATTTAAGTATTAAAGTTCCTATTGGATGGGAAGAGCTAGAAGCTGTATATAAATTATCAGTTGAAGGCATCAGTGTAAATTGTACTTGTATATTTAGTGAAGCACAGTGTATGTTAGCAACTAATGCAGGAGCACGTTATATTTCAATTTTTGGAAATCGTGTTAAAGAATTACGAGGAAGCTTTACACAAACTGTAGGAGCTACTCGTCAATGGTTAGATATGAATAATATTACTGATACAGAAATTATAATGGGAAGCATTAGATCAGGAATTGATATTGTAGAGGCCCAGTTAGCAGGGGCACATATTGTTACTGCAGGACTTCCTCATTATATTAAAATGAGTGAGCATCCTGGAACAGATGCATCTGTTAATCAATTTATGACAGATTTTAAAGGGTGGTTAGAATGAAAATAGTATATGCAGCGGTATTTACCGAAACATCAACTAATACTCCCCAGGCTAATGCTTTTGAAAAATTAGGTCATGAAGTAATCCGTTATGATTTTAAAGAAAAACTTAAAGAATTTGGTGAATCTAATTTACGGGATGAGGATCTTATAAATACTTGTGTATCAGAAAATCCAGATTTACTTCTTTTTAGCAAAGGTGTGGGAATTGATAGTAATGTTATCCCCACCTGTCAAGATATATGCCACGTAGCTTTATGGTATATGGACCCTATGATAAATGTTGATCAGGAATTACTAGAAAAAATTGATAAAGTTAATTCAGTTTTTTATACTGCCCCTACAGTATATAATACGTTAAAAGATAAAAATAACAATAGTTACTTTATTCATGAAGGATATGATCCAACTACCCATAAATTTTATGATAAAATTGACAAGACATATAACGTTGGGTTTGTGGGAACTTTAAAAGAGCATAGAAGGCAATATCATGAAGGCTATAACTTTAACTGTTTCTCGGATAAATATAATAAAGATCATTGTAAAATAATTAATCAAACTAGAATAAATTTAAGTTTTACTAATAATCGTGAGGGAACTTCAGACAGGGCTTATAAAATTATGGGAAGTGGTGGATTTTTACTAACAGAACCCTGGGATGGTTTAGAAAACGATTTTAAACCTGATCATGACCTTGTTGTTTTTAATAATGAAACTGAGTTTAAAGAGAAAATTGAAGAGTATTTAGAAAATTGGCAAAAACGAAAACATATTGCTCGTAATGGACTTAATACTGTTCAAAAATACACAGTGGAAGAATGGGCGAAATTTATTATTAAAAAGGTGACACTATGAGAGCAAATTTAATTGGTGTTGGATATTGGGGTTCCTTTATTTATAAAACACTTAAAGAAATTGGGTTTAATGATATTAATTTATGTGATCCCCAAGTTCCTGGTGCATCTAATAATTATAAAAAAATGGAAGATGCCCAATATATATTTATTGCTACTCCAGTAAAGTCTCATTTTGAAATATGTAAATACTTTCTCTCGCAAGGTAAAAAAGTATTTTGTGAAAAACCTTTAGTAACTACTGAAGAAGAAGCACAAGAACTTTATGAGATTGCTGAAAAGAATAATACATATTTATTTGTTGATTGGGTATTTACGTATAACTACGGGGTTTCGTTAATAAAACAGTACATTGAAGATAAAAGACAAGAACTACATAGAAATCCTATTAATGATATTTATATTTGTAGAAAAAATACAGATATTGACCATATTACAGACATTAGCGCTAAAATAGATTTAGCGGGGCATGACCTCTCAATAATTTTAACTCTTACTGACCAGATTCCATTAACAGTTAAGTGGTATGAATACAAGAAAAATTTTGACTCTATTCAATATGATAGTGCATTAGGGTATTTAACTTTTGGAAAATTTAATACTACTATTGATGTAAGTTGGTATAATGCTTATAAAGATAGAGAATGTGTAATTAAACTTGATGGAAATGAATATATTCTTTGGAATGATGTTGAACAAACAGTCTCATTTCAGAAAAATCATAGAGATTTTCCACTTACCATTAACTACTCTAAACATGCATCTCCTCTTGAAAGATCTATTAAACAATTTATGATATTTAATAATGATGCATATATAAAACAAAAAGAACTTACGATACAAATTTTAAGGATTTTAAATAATGGTAGTAAAATTTAGTGATATAGCAGCCCAATGGAAAGTAATTAAAAAAGACTGTTTACCTAAGATTGAAGATTTTTTAGAAAGTGGAAATTACATTGGTAATTCGATAATTGAAGAATTTGAAAATAACTTTGCAGACTATATCGGATGTAAATATGCTGTTGGAGTTTCTAACGGCACTAATGCATTAAAATTAAGTACTCAATCACTTCTTCCACAAGGCAGAGTTTGTGTTATTATTCCTGCTAATACTTTTATTTCAAATGCACTCGCAGCTTCTTATTTTAATTATGATATTAAATTAATTGATTGTGATGAATTTTATGGAATGAAAGTTGAAAATTTACATGCTTGGTTTGCAGGTAAACGAGAAAACTATGATAGTGTAATAGTTGTACCTGTTCATTTATATGGTTATCCAGCTAATATCCAAAGAATAAGAGATTTATGTAATCTTTATGATGCTCGTATTATTGAAGATTGTTCTCAAGCACACGGAGCTACGATTAGAATTGGAAAAGTAGGAAACTTTGGAGATTTAGGGGTATTTTCTTGTTACGCTAGTAAAAATTTAGGAGCTGCAGGTGAAGGAGCTATTATTACCACAAATAATAATCAACTCTATCAATCTTTAAAAGAATTACGTGATTTAGGATCATCTCAAAAATATCAAAATCGAATTTTAGGTTGGAATGACCGACCCCACGCAATTCAATGTATTATTCTTAATGAAAAATTAAAATATCTTGATGAATGGAATAGTAATCGAAGTTATGCAGCAGAACAATATAATAAACAACTTAAAGATTTACCTATTATTTTACCGAAAGAACCGGAATGGTCAGTAGTATCGGTTAGTCATTTATATGTTATTAGAACCGAACAAAGAGATGAACTTCAACAATTTTTAAATAAAAAAGATATTCAAACAGGGATTCATTACCCTATTCCTATTGGGGAACAAGAACTTTATAAAAATGATAATTTAACAACTAAAGGAATTATTAACACTATGGATTGGAAAGACAAATTACTTAGTTTACCTATGCATCCCTTTTTAACAGATGATGAAATAAATTATGTTTGTACTTCAATAAAAGAATTTTATAATAATAAAAAAGGAGACACAACTTAATGACTATATTAGTCGAAGGTAAAACAAAATTAATTCAAAAAGGCGATAAACCTTTTACAGTTAATATGATAGCAAAAGATTTTTTAACTGGTGGAGATGCTGCTAAAAAAGAAGAACTTACTGATATAGGGATACAAAAAACAATACAAGCATCAAATGTATTTAAAATGCTTGAATCTAATGATATACCTACATCTTTTATTGAATTAACATCACCAAATACAATGTTACATCATGAATGTGAGATGTTACCCCTTGAATTTGTTGTTAGACGTTATGCTTATGGAAGTTATTTAAAACGTAACCCACAATACAAAATGATGGATAGCCCCCCACATTCTTTTACTTCTCCTGTATGGGAAATATTTCATAAACATTCTGTTGTTATGCCTCCTCACGTAAATGAACCTTTACAAATGGATGAAAACGAAGCCAGAGAAAAATATTTAGTAGATGGCAAATGGGCAGAGGGTGTATATACAGACCCTTATATCCGAATTAAAGAGCATAAATGGACATTATTTTCCGCAAAAGATCCTATTGAAGATAATGCTCTTATGGAAACTAAAAACTTATTAAATTCACAAGAACTAGACTATGCTCTTACTCGAATTGTTATTCCCAGTTTTGAAGCTATAGAAAAAAATTGGAAAAAAGTTTCTACTGTCGATGGTCCTATACATCTGGTAGATATAAAATTTGAATTAGGATTCAGAACGAAAGATAATCTTTTAGTATTATCTGATGTCGTTGATAATGATAGTTGGCGTATTTGGCCAGGAGGTAATCCAAGCAATCAATTGGATAAACAATCGTTTAGAGATGGTGAAGATTTATCTAATGTTGCAAACAAATATCAATTAGTAACGGAATTAACAAAGGAATTTTTTGATGCCGGTTCACACTCAATATAGATCTCAAATTAGAGATTGTAAAATAGGTAAAAATGTTACTATTGTTGAACCTGTTAATTTATATGAATGTACTATAGGAGATAATACTAAGATAGGACCGTTTGTAGAAATACAACAAGGTGTAATAATAGGAAATAATTGCAATATTCAATCACATTCTTTTATTTGTACTAAGGTATCTATAGGAAATAATTGTTTTATTGGTCATGGTGTTATGTTTACTAATGATCTTTTTAAAAATGGTAAACCTGATCCTAATCCAAACAATTGGAAAGAAACTGTAATTACAAATGGTGTAACTATAGGATCAGGAGTAACCTTACTACCTATAGTTATTAGTGCTACAGATGTAGTAATTGGAGCTGGGGCAGTAGTAACTAAAGATATTACTCAATCGGGAGTTTATTTTGGAAATCCTGCTAAAATAAACGCCAGTTTATAGAAATGAAAATACTAATTATTTTTCCCCACGCACTTGGAGATATGTTACTATTAACTCCAGCATTAAAAGCATGGTGTGAAAATAATGAACCACCTTCGATAGTGGTACAACGGAGGTTTAATAGCAGTCCTTTAGATCATTGTCCTTATGTAGATAAAGTTTATTATAAATTGAGTGACCCTTGGCAAGATTTTGGACATCATAATACTCAATTTGGTTTTCCAGCGACTCAATTTGAAGGTAATGCATTAGCAATTAAAGAAGGATTCAAACATGTATTATTTGCTCATGAAGAGGGAAAAAATATAAATTATGCCAATATGCTTCAAGTAGATATAAAAAATTACAAACCTGAAATTTTTATTTCTAATGAAGATAAACAAGATGCTTATAAAGTAATTTGTGAATTAGTAGGCAATAACTCTTACGGGTTTGTTCATACTCATAGTGGAGATCCTAATAGAAGTTTACCTATAGATTATGGAAAAAGGTGGATTCATAATCACTGTAATTTACCTAATATTATAGAAATTGATACTCTTACACATTTATCTATTAATGTTGGGTTTGAAATTTTAAAAGAAGCGTCAGCTGTTATTGTACCAAATTCCATTTACTGGCAAGCAGCAGGTGCTATGGATAAAAAAGTTAACCTTGGATATTTTTCCAGAGGACCAGAAGATTTAAAAAGACGAAAATATGAGGCATATTATGAGAAAAAAGAACCATTTTATAAAGAAGAATTTTATAAAAGTGTAGTATTTGAATTGGAGATGTTAAGTGAATAAAAATTTTAAAATCTGGGGAGTAAGTTTCAGTTTAATTGGAGATCTGATTGTAGGATTACCTCAATTAACTTATTTCGAAAAGAAATACCCAGGTAGTTATAAGTACTGGGGAATCCATAAAAAAATGTCTCACGCAGCACCCTTATTTTATAATCACCCTCTTATAGA